CAATAAGAACTATTAAATATTATTATGGCAACAACAATTCAAAACTTCTTTACTAAAGCAGCTGAAAATCAATTTTCTAGAGATTTTCTATTTAGAGTTAGAAATATTACATTAGCAGGTGGAATTACATTTGTTGGTGATAATGATCTAGTCTATGCAAAGACGGCACAGTTGCCAGGACGAAACATTGACAGCAAGGTAGTTAACTATTTTGGTCAAGAGTTTCAGGTACCTGGTAGATCTACTTACCCTGAAGCGGGAGGTTATACTATAAGTTTTTATCATGATGAAGATTGTACATTAAGAACTAAATTTGAAGCTGCTTCAAGAGTTGTTTTCAATAACGAGACTTCAATTGGTCAATATGGTATGCCTGGGGAAGAGTCAGTAATTAACTTAGTACAAGTTGATAAACAACTTAACGATGTAAGAAATATCGAACTTGTAGGAGCCTCTCTTCGAAATGTTGGAGCTGTAAGTTATGATATTGCTGATGGTTCAGGTGATGTATTAAGCTTTGATGTAACCTTTGCATTCCACTTCTATAGAGACTTTGCCCTTTCTTAACTACACTCGCGATTAAATATTATTAATGGCGTTTGAGCAGCAAGATTTTCTCGATAGGTATAGCTATAGTGAAAGGTTCTTTCTTTCGCATCCCTTTCTTTGGAAGATAGAATTTTTATATGAGGGTGCAGAGTTAATACCTAACATTAATAAAGCTATTGATAAAGCGTATAAGCCAGACGCTAATAATTGGAAAGCCTCAACAGAGCCTGATTCATTTACTGAAAATGGTAATATCTTAGTGGCTAGAACGGTTAACGTTCCTAACGAAAATTCTCAATTTGATATAGCTGGTCAGCAAAATATGGGAGGGTTTTTACCTGGCTATGCTTTAAACAAAAGAGCAGACTTCTTATCTAAAAACTTAGCTATAAACTTTTTTGATACAGTAGATGATATTGAGCATTTTTTCTTTAGACCTTGGATGATAGCTTTAGGTATAGATGGGTTACTAGAAAGAAACTTATTATGTCCTAAAGTAGTATTGAGACAATACGATAATAGAATGCGTTTACGTAAAGGATATGAGTTTAGAGAGGTCTTTCCTACTAATGTAGAGGGTTATCAGTTATCTTATAATGATGAAGAGTTTCAAGAAAAGTCAGTTACTTTTGCATTTAGAGATTATAAGCCTTTACCTGTAACCGGACAGGCTTTACCTTTCGCATTTTAGTAATAATTATTAGTATGCAATGCGAGTTTAAACTTCCTAACGGTAAGGAAGTAATTACTAAAGAGTTTTTATTTAAAGATACTAGACAGTTCTTTCATGAATCTTCACCTGAGCATAATTTAAATAGATTGGAAGATTTTATTATTACTAAAAATTTAAATGTAGTAGAAAAATTTATAACTCTTCTTTATCTTAGAGAAAGATGTTTAAAGAAAACCTTTAACATTAATATAAATGGCACGGATAAAGATGTAGGAATAGATTTAGTAATAAAAAATTTCGATGAAATAATTGATATTAGAGAAGAAAAGGAGGTAGGCGACCTTAAATTAGTTTTAGACTACCCATCAAAATTCTTAGTTAATACTAATAATATTTTTAGCTTAATAAAAGAAATAAAGATAGGTGATGATTTTATAGATTTGAGCAATGTATCCGATCAGGAGCTTATTGATATAACTAATAATTTACCTACCGATGTAAGTAAAGTAATAGATCAGTTTATAAAAAAGAACCACCATGCTCTTGAATATAATTTGATTCCTAATAATAGTGATTATGAAATTAACTTTTTAAATTCTTCTCCTTTTTATTTTTTACAAAACCTTTTTAACTGTATAAATGAATATGCTTATAGAGAGTATATTTTTGTTTTAAGTAAAAGAATAAGAGATGTATCCTTCTTACTAAATAGTACGTTTACTGATATTTTAGATTATATGGACCTCTACATACGTGAAAATGAAGAGCAAAGCGATAAAGTTGCAAAATTAGATAACTAGTTAAATAATATCATGAGTACTTCAACTTCGGATTTCATTAATAAACTTTCTGAGCTCAAAAAAGAGTTTAAAGTTTTTCTACCTTCTATTAAGAAGGAAGTGTCAGCTAAGCAGATCAACTTAAAGCAACAAAAAGACATTATATCTACTGCAGTTAACGGAGTTCTTGGTGCGTTACAATTTAGTAAAGCTGTAAATGAATTAATTATTGAAAATGTGGATAGTGATAATATGTTTACATTTGATAGAGTACCAGCGTTGTTAGCTTTAAGGGTTGAGTCTTTAGGTGATAAAATCAAACTTGAAAGTGGTGATATTGTTTCATTAAAAGATTCACTAGAGAGAGCGAAAGATGTACCATCTTTTAATTTAGTTAAAGAAGTTAGAATAGACTCAATAAAGGTTAAATTAAGAATACCAACATTACAAGAAGAGAATGTAATTTTAAAACGGTGCATTCAAGAAATTGACAACTTAAAAAATGAAAATCTTTCAGAGGCAATGGGATTAATTTATATATTTGAATTAATTAAAACTATTATGTCTGTTGAAGTAGAAGAAGAAGTAATGGACTTTAATGAGCTTAAGGTAGTTGATAGAGTTAAAGTAGTAGAACAATTACCTCTAGAGCTTTATGATAGTATTACTTCTTTTCTAAGTCCTATAGTTAAGTTTGAAGAAAATATATTAACAGTAAATGAATCCATTATACCTATTGATACTTCATTGCTTGATGCCACAACTAGCGCATAAATATATATGTGGCTGATTTCTTTAAAACATTAGGAAACGTAGTATCCGGGGAAACCATAGGTGGTGCTGCAGATAAAAAGATTCTAAAAAAAGTTAATCCTGTCTTAACCTCTAATGAGAAAAGACGTATAACTAATGAATCTACTATTGCTGCTGAAGCTTTCTTTAACGTACAAAGAAAAAATCAAAAGGATACATTTGGTGAAACGGAGCGACCTTCAACTCCAGCTGGAATGGCTGAACAATCGATTCAAAAAACTAAAGAAGAAAAACCTAAAAAACTTAAATTTCCTTTATTATTAGCTTTAGGCGCAGGTATTACAGCATTTGCTGCTTGGATTGCTGACTTTATAGGACCAGTAGCTGAGTTTATATCTAAAACTTTGCCTAAGCTTCTTAAACCGATGGGTAAGTTAGCAGGAGGCTTTTTTAAAGCTATAAAGGGCGGTAAGTTAATGAAAGTACTTGGAGGGCTAGCTAAGGGCATAGGAGGTAGGTTATTAAAATTTGGTAGGTTTATTCCTGTAATAGGTTCGCTTTTTAGCTTTGGATTTGGAATAGCTAGATGGAAGAAAGGTGAATATATTCCTGCAATATTTGAGTTTGTGTCTGGTATTCTAAATTTACTGCCTTTTGGTGTTACTAATATAGCTTCTTTAATAATTGATGGTGCCTTGTTGCTATATGATCTAAATAAAACTGAAGGTGAAGAGAAGGGTGTTGATCCTACTGGAGGTTCTTTTGATCTGTGGGGTAAAATTAAAGATTTTGCATTAAGTATGCCAGGTATACAAAATATTGTTTCTTTAGGCAAGGGTATAGGTGCGGTGCTAGCTGGTGATTGGGGTGAGGCTGCAAAGCACTTTATGCAAGCTATACCTGTGGTTGGAAGTATACTATTCTGGCTAGAAAAATCTGGTAAAATAGACATGTCTGACATGGGGTCTAAACTAGGTAAAGCAGGTGATTTCTTTGTTAGTATAAAAGATAAATTTGTAAGCATATTTACAGATATAGTAGATAGTATTGTAGGTGGGTTAAAGACGTTAGGTAAGAAGTTTAGCAAAATAGGTTCCGGATTTAAAGCAGCTTTCGGTGCATTAGCTCCTGGTGGTGAATCTCCAATGGAGGCTTTTAATAGAGTTGTATATGCTGATGATTTTGCAAGATTTAGCGATGGTACAATAGTTAAGTTTAATAAAAAGGATGATATATTAGGAGCGAAGCCAGGTGGTCCGTTATCAAATCTGCTTAAAGGTATTGTCAGTCGTTCCGGGGTCGGTCCTGAAGGAAAAGATTTTTTAATGAATAAAGCTCAGTCATTAGCAGATACGATAATAGGTGTAGGTAGAAAAGCAAGTGCGATTTCAAATGAAGTATTTGGTCCAAAAATTGTTGTTGATAAAGTTGTTGCTAGTGAAGTTAAAAAATCTAACAATCTCTTAGCTCAGTTAGTTCAACTTACTGCTCAAAATGCAGCAAATAATAATGCCTCTCCCCCGCCTATAATTATGCAAAATTCTCAAAATAATGAGATGCCAGGGTCAATGGAAGGACCTTCTTATAATGATGCTAAAACAAACTTCCTTAACTCTGCATATACTATGCAGCCAAGCTAATTTGAAGGATAAATAATAATATGGAATCTAGATATGATGATATACGTAATGGATCAGGTACCGCAGCGACACCTGGAGTATATGATATCGTAAAGGAGTACGACTGGACTTCCGTACCAAGAGCTTCAGACTTACGTAATGAAGCGCCTTCCGCATTTATAACTGCTTACGAATTACAATATTCTCAGCTACGTTCTTTTGTAGATGGGTATATGAATATTTTGTCTCCTCAAAACAATAAAGGATCATACCCTAATAGTAAAAATCCTGGATTAGATTTTTATAAAGGATTGTATACAGTTAAAAATAACGCTATAGCTAGATTAAATTTTCCGTTTTTTGAAGATAGCTTTAGATCATTTAGTACTGAATTTGCTGATACTTTTTCACCTATAAGTCAAAGAGGTGCTCAAATGTTTGGTGGTCAAGCGATACAAGGATTAGGTGGAGCTGCTGAAAGTATAGCAGGAGGAGGGGTAGCAGCTGTAAAGGCGCTAGCAGCTTTTGGTGATATTGGCGTAGATGGAGATCAAACTTTAGCTGATAAAGTAGCAAAGACAGCATCTAATGCAGCTACTGGAATAGCTAAGACGTTTGGTTTAAATCCAGGTATGCAAACTATAGGTACTCCTGGCTCATATATTGAAACGCCTAAGTTTTATCAATATAGTAATACTGATAATGGATTACAGATAGGATTTACTCTTTCTAATACTTTAGAAGATGATTCGATAGATAAAAACTTTAAGTTTATCTGTGATTTTACTAAAATGAACAGACCATATCGATATGGTCCTATTGGAATGGATTTTCCTGCTATCTATAATTTAGTAGTACCAGGGCTTAGATATATACAATGGGCTTATTTAGAGAATTTTGAAGTAAGTTTATTAGGAAACAGAAGAAGAATTGGTACGAGAGTAATACCAGAAGCTTATGTTTGTAATTTTACTTTTAGATCGTTAACAGTAGAGCCTGCAAACTTTGTTGATGAGATATGCGACAATAGAGATGCTTTTGGTGATTTTGATAGTTATGCTGCTAATCAAAGAGAAGAAGAGAAAGGATTTCAAAAGGGTAAATATGAAAGAGAAAGAACTTTAAACAAAAGATCGAAGTTAGCTAAAGCTATTCAACAAGGAGAAGTTAAACCAAATCAGCAGGAAGAAGAGCCGGTTGATAGGGTCAGACCTAGGTCTCCATTAATCCCTGGTACAGATGGTACAGTAATTATTCATGGCAAAGGAATAGGAACCGCATATCATAGACGGGAATACGGAGAATATTACGAAGATGGCCAAGGTGGGGGTGCTTATGATGGAAAATTTAAAGGTACAAAAGATTTTTATAGCCTAACGAAAGGTCCTCAAGGTAGCACCAAGTTACTTGACACAGTATTAGGAAAGGGAAAAGATGGAGACGCCGACACCAGCGGCATAAGCCCTCAACAACTAGAAGCTATTCAAGCTTATTTAAAGTCTAAAGAAGAATAAAAAAATGAGTTTAACAGGAAAAACAGGACAATATCAAGATCAGGTAAAAGCTTTACCAAGCTTGC